AGACCCATGGCCAGCAGCAGCAAGGTCAACTGGATGATGCCGGACGCCACCTACTTTTCAACTCTTGTGTCAGGCAATAACAAATCCTTCAGGTGCTTCACCGCAAGATCATCCAAGTCGTTGTCAGTGCGAGTAACGATCTTCTCCAACATCGCCACAATCAACTCCTTGAACGCTCTGGAGCGCCACATCGTCATGACCAGAGGCTTAAGAACTAGAAGCATTGGATTGACTTAGTTACCCTGTAACAGTAGCTCTGTTCTGCTATGGCTTCCAATCCTGAAGATCAACACGAAAAGGAAGGCATCTCAATGGCAGATGTCGTCAAGGCTCTGGTCTTGGCTTGGAGCGCTGCACTGCTTACCGCGTCTTATCTCGGAATCTTCCCCCAGATGAAAATGGACAATACGTTCGTGGCGTCACTGCTGACAGGCGCTATGGCCTCGTTTGGCATTGAACGCAAGTCCAATAGCAATGGAAACAAGAAGCCGACTATTGTGGACAACAAAGACACCAAAGCTGGCATCAAATGATCCGCACATTTTTGGTATTGGGCATCACACTTGCTGCTGCTTCGCCTGCTCGTGCTGATCTAACCCACAAAATCATGTCATCAATCTCTCTGCAGGTTGGTGGCGCGGTAACAACCGCAGACAGAATCGGCAGTTCATTCAGCATCTCAGGCTCAGGTGTTGATACAACTGACGGCACCACCGCTAACACCATTTCAGCTGGAACAATCACCAGTGGTGTTTACGCTCCAGGGACGATTGCAGCCACTCAAGACACCCCAGGCGAAGCATTCTCCTTCAGCCAGAGCTACACACAAGCTGATGCCGTTCCAACATCAGCCCCAACTGTTGGAGCCGTTCCAAACTTTGGCAGCGTTACCTCTACTGCTGCTGGTACTGCAGGCGATCTGGCAGGCACCATCGCCTCAGATGGAGCAATGACCATTACTGCTGGTGGAGCCAACACCTTGGCAATCGGACAGCTGACCTCGGAACTCACCATCAAATAAATGTGGGCAGGACTTTGGGTTGCTTGGGGCGCTCTGTGCTTTGTGGTGCTTGCCGCTCCAGAAGCCAGGTCAATTCCAGTAGTGCCCAACTTTCAGCAGGGCACCTTGAAATCCACCACAACCACGAAGACAAAGGTCAATGAGGTCATCAACTCGTATCGCTATAGAACGGGTTATGAATACACCGCCTCTGGTACTAACGTCGCGCCAGATGGGCCAATCGCTCCAATGAGTCTGGTCACAACTACCAACAGCCTCAATGGTGTTTCTAGTGTTTGGCGTGGTCTTGATCCTGCGTCAAAGCCATCGTGGAAGATCGTTAATGAAGCGGCTTCGTTCTCTTTTGCCGAAACGCTCCAAGGTCCTGGCCTTACAGAGCACACGATCATCAATCGTGAGACTGACGTTGAATCAATCACGGAGACGCTAAGCACCTTCACCCAATGAAGCGAGTCATAGCAACGCTTTTGCTGCTTACCGCTCCAGCACAAGCACAGACCAGCAGCACCGCCGCACCAGTCGCAAATAGTAGCGGTTCAGTCACGAACCAAGCGGTGCAAGTCGTACCCTCATCGCAGTTCACCAATAACTACGGCAGTGGCATCAGTTGCCAAGGTGCAACGCTAAACATCAACCCGTTCCTTAGTCATACAACCAGTTGGGCTGATCCGTATGAATCGCATTACAACGAGCCGGTCTATGACACTCTCGATTTAACTGGCGCGTTTGATCCAGAAGGCAATCCCGTTCCAGATGGCAGGCCCGACAATCCGGGCTCTGTCCTTTTCTATAAACCTGTTCGCACAGGTCAGAAAAACAATTTCTCCATTAACGGCGGAATCACTGCCACCTTTTCCATCCCACTAGATCGACATCACGTCAGAACTTGCCGCAAGGCAGCTGAAAAGCAGGTGGCATTACTAGACGCCAAGCTTGCCAACGAGCGTATGGTCTACGAGATTAAACGCCTCAAAAATTGCGCTGACCTAATCAGAGATGGTGTCATGTTTCACCCTGACAGCCCCTTCTCGGCAATCTGTGCTGATGTTGTCGTGAACAACCCGCCACCAAAGATTCCGCCCCATACCCATAAAATCATTTACGAAGAGAACGCTGGAACTTCCGGCGCTGCCAAGCAGACTCGACAACCACCTTCTTCCCAAGCTTCGCCTTGATCTTTTTAATCGTCTTTTTGACGATAGGCTTGACCGCTTTGAGCAAGAAATCGCCTAACGGTTTGACGAAGATGGCAACCGTCGTCGCAATCGCAACTGTCGTCGCAGTCGTCGCCACAGCAGGCGCACCAGGAAGATAATTGCCGATGATCGTTGGTACGTCCAGCTGTTCATATATCGCCTCGCACTTACCGTCGATTCGTTCGTAACCAATAATGACGGCAGTTTGAGATTTGTTCTTCGCACCTAAAGGAATTGCGTCAGGTGGAGGACATGGCAATTCTTTGGCTACGTTTGAAATGTCGAGATCGGCACTCGGCGAAGAGGGGATGCGATCCGGCTGACTTGAATCATCAGCCGGTTTTTTTGTGTCCGTATCAATCGCTGGTGGCTTTGCTCTCTCATATGTCAAAGTGCCAGGCGTAAAATCAAGCGGCTTGTATGAAGGCATCTCCGCACCACAGACAACCAAGTTGCCACGCGGATCGTCGGCATAGACCTGCTCATCTCCAGCTGCCGAACTTCGCGTCTCCACGCAGCCCGGAATATCCGCCACTGGAAACCCAAGCTGCAACGTGATGGGTGGCTCATTTGGAATACTCTGTGGTGGCAGTGATCGCCATTCAAGAATCTCTGGAATGGAGATTTGTTGAACCCCAATTTCAGGAATCTCAGGCATGAAGTCGGAACGGTTTACAGCAGGTCAGCTGTGGATTGAGCGTAACCGCAGAAGAGAAGGACCGCCTGTTGTTTATACCGTCCTGTGTGGAAAGACTGCCAGACCATTTACCGATCCAAAAGCAATCCTCAAATGGGTGAAATGGCCAAAAGGTACGCCAACTGGTGACGCTTTACGCGAATGGCTTGCGTCCTTTGAGCAAAAACCTCAGGCACCCGCGCCAGAACTTGATATGGCAAAAATCAAGGCTGAAGGCTTCGGACCTGAAGCTCATGACGACGATCCAACCGCCAACACTAAAATGGTGACTTGATTGGTACGGCTGGACCCGTAGTTGTCGGCAGTTCTGGCAAAGCCTCATCAATCTTGCCAGGCATCATTTTGGTCATGACCTTAGTCATCTCCAACGTCAGCTCACTCATGTAATACTTCGTCAGCGATGGGATGCGCGTGTAGAGCAGCACCGACCCAACGACCATTCCCGCAGACATCGTGAATGCTGCGACAGACATCACGTTGAAAAGCTTTTGCATGGCAAGAAAAAACCCCTCCTGCTGTGTGAGACCAGGAGGGGATATGTGCGTCTCTGCAGACTCAGCTTAATCAGAAGCTGTACTTCATGCCAAGTTTGGTCCCAACTGAAAGCTCATCGCCAGTCATGCCGCTCAGCTCTCCGTAAACAGAGGCTTTTTCGGTGACAGCAACAGAACCGCCGAACTTGCCAGCAAACTCGACTTCGCTTTCTACTCCTTCAGGCATCACAATCGCAGGACCACCTTGGATGTAGAAGGAATAAGCGCCTTCAGAAAACTCATAACCCACGTCGAGGTTGAGCGTTCCACCCAGATAATCGTCGCCGTAGGAACCGCCGTTGAACTCAGGGTTCACGTAGATGTCTGCGAGAGCAGGAGATGCCAGCGCAGCTGCTGAAACGGCGACACCACTCGCAATGAGAGTTTTGATCATTGGAA